GCCTTACCTTGGTAAGTTGGCTATCCCATACATCACGCCATCGGGTGTTATTGACATACGCTTTCGCAGTATAGGCAATGATACTGGACCGAAGTATCTCTCTCGCCCTGGTGCAACCACACACATCTTCAATGTCATGGCATTAGAAAGTAATGCTGATGTTCTCGTAATTTGTGAGGGAGAAATTGATACAATTATCGCGACACAAGTAGGATTCGCAGCAGTCGGGTTGCCAGGTGCTAATAACTGGAAGCCATTCTACTCACGGGTATTGGCTGACTGGGAAAAGATTATGTTGTTCTGTGACGGTGACAATGCAGGCAGAGAGATGGCGAAGAACATAACACGAGAGTTAGACAATGTGTTCCCTGTGTTCATGCCAGACAACTGTGATGTCAATGATGTTTACCTACAAGAAGGGGCAGAAGGCTTACGCAAACGCGTTGGGTCTTAAGACATGGCTAAAAACTCCAGTTTTGATTTAGATTTTGGGTACGGCAGAAAGGGTGAGAAGTTAGTAGAAGAACTCCTTACCGAAGGCAAGACTGTAGAGGTTAAGCGTGACCGCAAGTGGTGGGTTACTAACAATCTTTACATTGAAGTTGAGTGCTGGTACATGAAGTCTAAATCGTGGGAGCCATCAGGAATTATGGTGACTGAGGCTGCTTACTGGGCATTTGTATTGGAACAAGGTGTACTCATGGTACCTACAAGCCATGTGTTGTATGCCATTAAAGAGTTTGGTCGAGAGATTACATGTGAGATACCCCCGAATAGGAGTAAGGGTTACCTCATAACAGTAGATGATTTACTTATGGCAATGCGAAAGTTAAAAAATGAAAAGGCGGAACCCAAGGATGAGTGATGAAGAACTAATAGAGTCTATTGAAAAGGCTTGTTACTTTATTCCTGCTGAACGCATGCAAGATACTGGTAGTGGCAAGCCTTCTGCTTACATAGATGGCATTACTAATGGTAGAAAACAAGCCATTGAAATTATTAGGAGTCGCAATGGATAAACAAGACGAGGTATGGGATGTGATTTATTCTGTCGCAAAACAGATAGCCTCTCGTTCAGGTCGCATCCATCGTGGCTTAGTAACTACTGATGACATGTACCAACACCTATCTTTGTGGGCGCTGGAACATTGGCACAAGATAGAACAGTGGCAACAGGAGGACAGTCTTAAGTACAAGTTGCGTAAGACTTTCTTTAATGAGGCGCAAAAGTATGTGGCTAAAGAGAGACAGCGTTACTCGCGCTCGCCTATGTCAGATACTTTTTACTATTCACACGAGGTATTGCATGAACTATTGCGTGATGTGTGGACACATGAGGGATGGTCAGATACTCCTGACTTAAGTAATGAGTTTATCTCTAAGTCAAGCAAGCCAGCAGAAGGTGGCAATCGTATGGCGTTGCTATCAGATGTCATGGCTGGGCTAGAGAAACTATCAGAGGCAGACAGAGACTTACTTAAGATGCGCTATCACGAAGGTGGCATGGAGTTAGGTGCAATGGCTGAGTCTTACAACATAACTGAGGAAGCAATGCGTAAAAGAGTTAAGCGTGCATTGACTAAGTTGCAAGACAGACTTGGTGGTGAGCAACCAACATGGTATGAACGCAGGCGTAATCGAACTAATGCACAAGCAAGGGATGAGGTAAGCGAAGGATGAAAACCTATAACATAATTGACATACACCCATACAAGCCAGCACTACTTGTAGATGACGACTTAGGTGACTACTTACAAGAACAATCATGGAACATAGATGAACCAATCACCACTAAAAACTTTGTTGAATTATGGGAACTCATAGACCAGTACATGAAGGAGGAGAGTGCATGATTATTGGACTGAGTGGATACGCACAATCAGGCAAGGACAGCACGGCAGAATTGTTGTGTCTTAATTACGGCTATCGCCGTATCGCTTTCGCTGACCCTATGCGTGAGGCTTTGCTGAGGTTGAATCCTAAGTTGGATAGCATCACACACATAGCCAATCGCGTTGAGGATTATGGCTGGGATGTAACCAAGCGTGACCCAGAGGTACGCCGTCTATTGCAGGTACTAGGTACAGATGTTGGGCGCAAGATGTTTGGCGATGACTTCTGGATTAACATTGCATTGTCAGGTATTAAGTCAGAAGATAAAGTTGTTATCTCTGATGTGCGCTTTCCTAATGAGGCACAAGCAATCAAGAATCTTGGTGGTTCTGTATGGCGCATCAATCGCCACAACCATAGCGCTGTCAATGGACATCCATCAGAGCATGCGATGGATAACTACATGTTTAATCATGTTATCTATAACGATGGAACTTTGGATGACTTGAGTGATGAAGTGTTTATGCTTGCCAAGGAACTTGGATTACATGCTTAAGTATAAAAAGGGAATGGTTTTTAGTCATGACTTTGCATTTGTCATACAAAAGAAACCTATTCATTTTGGCTTGGGAATAAACTACATGCATAGCACTCCAATGCACGAACATTACAAGATACCTAAAGAGTTTCCGCGTGTTCGTGGTATTGAAATTGCTTTGTTTATGTACAACATTGCTTTAACTTGGCACAGACACATTAAGTCTTAATACATAGAGAAACCCAGCGAGACAGGAGAGAATCGCTGGGCTTTTCTATGCACACAAACTCATCGCTTGTGTGCTAGACAATCATAACACAGGGTTATTGTTTGGGTCCGTCACATCCCAACCGACACGACTACGCAGGCGGGTACGCATCGCAGGTGTGGTGCCACCCCATACTCCGTACCTTTCATGGGCTAAGCCCCACTCTAAACATGCCTGTTTAATAGGACACTCGGCACACATCTTGTCAATCATGCGCTCCTCATCGCGTGTGAACAAGTCTTTCGGTGGATAAAATACTTCGGTGTCTATACCCCTGCACTTACCCTTGCTCATAATTCTTGGGTTGTATCTTAAGAAATAACGGGTGATGGTTTTGCCATGGCGCTTGCCCATTATTCTTACGCCCATGATTTCGTGGTACTCAGGCTTCATCGCAACTCCTTCCCATCTTTTACCCCTTGCTCGTATGCTTCTTGGAGGGCATCAAGGATAACTTGGATGTCTGGCTTAAAGAAATCATTAACCTTTCGCATCACCATCTTTGCTTCCTCGTATGCATCGCCACTATGAAACCAGTTCTCTACCTCATGTGTCATGTCTTAAGCCTCATTTATTTCTGATAGTGACCAGTATAAAGTTTCAACTCCGTCATAATTACTGATGACCCAGTGCGCCCCATCAGGTATCTCATAGACATACAAGTCTGATGCCCATGAACTAGGGTCGCCTCGTTCTACTGACTCAATAAGAATCGGATTAACTCTATCCTTATCCTCGTTTGCTCCTTCGGCATACCCATCATCTATTTTAAGTCTTGATGCAAACGCTGACCGCATTGCATTAGGAAATTGTTTCCACTCATAGCCAAGTAATTCCGCTTGGTGCTTTGTTACTTTGAAACCGCCATAACATTTATTCAATACAATCTTCATGTCTTAATACCAACCCTTGGCAAGGTGGTGAGCGTATGCTCGGCAGATGTTGTTGCCAGTCTTTCCGTATCTGTGTTCCAGATAGACAAGCCCAGCATCAATCTGCTTCCTGCCATTCCAGGTTGGCTTAAGACCGATGTTCTCCCATGTACTGTCCAGTAACTGTGGAATACCCATGGCACTAGACTGTTTGTTCTTGGCTTTTGGTCGCCAGTTTGACTCGCGTTTCCATAATTCATACAAGCAAGACCACTGTTCAAGTTTGTCCTGCTTAGTTAGTTGGTCAATAGCATAGCGTTGGTAGTCGTTCTCGTAGTGGGCAATGACTCTACCTTCTGGCTGATGTGTCAAGACTGTAGGCTGTGTAACTACCAGCGCTACGGCTAGACCTACGGCAGTTACAATCCAGATGCGTGCGTGTGGATGGATGTCTCTCATTGTTGCAACTCCTGCTCTCGTATGCTGTCAAGGTATGTATCAATAGCGCGGTTGGCTAGTTCCCTATGTCTTAATTCACAAGGCGTGCATCGTTCAGTCATGTAGTTCATAGTCTTTGGATTCTCTACTGTAGTACCACAACTTCTGCACTCCATAAGTATCATAACAAGACCTTGCTGTGTGGTTCTGTGCCATCTAACTTAAGACAGAAATCTTCTACCTTATCAAGCCAGTCAGGTGATGTAATGAATCTACCTTCCTTGTCCAGCCATGTTAATTCAAAGCCATCGTTGTCGT